ATGCCTGCGCCTAGTTCTCCAAACACCACAAATGTCCAAACCACAAGTGGTAGACCCCAATCCGCTGCCGTTTCAGCATCTACTGGCCATTTGTCCAATCCTTGTTGGATAAAAACAATAGCTAAAGGAATCCGCCATAACCAATGACTTAAACAAAACTCTGGAATTCTATTTAACATCTTTCCCTCTCTTCATTTCCCTTATATTAAAAAGTTATTTATCATCAAGCTTTCCAAGTTCTGTCATACACTTCTTGGCTTCCTCGTAATAACCCATTCTTGCGAGCTCCGCTGCCGCTCTCGCATATCCAATTGTCTGCGTATAACGATCTAGTGCCGACCACAATCCAGATAATGGCGAGAAGACATAATTGCTTACCAATGCTGTCATTATACCCACCCCTTTAAATTTGTATTTGCATATCCGACAAGTTCTTTCTTGTCTCTGTTTTCTTCCATGATATCTTTATAATGCTTTTGTGCAATATGTCTAATATCTCCACGACTAATTCCAATATCATTTAAATCGTAATCTGATAATCTTGATAATTCATTAATGGTGCTTTTTCTTGCCGATTTTGCTTCGTGGCGAGTTTGCCATGAACCATATAAGTTGATTAATACCCCTAACATTTTTTTTCCTTTCATGTGATAAATGTGTGTATCCTATACATTAGTATATAGTGTGTAATCACAGAAAAACAAGGGTTTAAGCAATCTAAAATAGGTATTCCCGATATGCATTTTGTGCAACTCTAGAAACTAAAGGGGTAGAAATTTATTCCTACCCCAGCTCTAGTATTGTACCTAGTCTTTTCAATGCGAGTCTAACTCAGCCATCAGGGATATTTATCTAGTATACCCTTCTTATTTATCACATCTCTTCAGCAAGACGTTCAAAGTAACCAATTGAATCGTCTTCATCATCTGAAGATGAACTCTGTGGTTCTGGAGAACTCTCAGCATAACTAGGTGCCACCTTCTCTTTAAAAGAAGGTTTACTGAATGTTTGAGTCGGTGTTGACTCATCCATATCATAGTCTGCATTTGTTGATGGAGCAGTTACTCCAAGAACACGATCCAAACGTTCTTTAATCTGTTCATAAGATTTAAAGTTATTTGGACTTACAAACTCTTCAAGAGAGTGTTGTTGATTATAAATTGTTTCCAATTCAGCATCGTCTTGTGACAAAGCACTAGTTCTATCGAACTCTGATTTGTCATAGTTACCATATCCATCAACAGTACGATACTTCAGTTTGAAGTTTGCACCTTCCCAGAAATCAAATGGGTTGATTGGATCTTCATCTTCGAACTGTGGACGCATGATATCGTTCAGCTTGTCAAAGATTTTTTTACCAAATGAATAGAGGAATACTTTTCCATCATTATCTGGATTTGCTGGATCTTTCACCACATAGATATTCGAAATATATTTCAATCTACGTTTACGATCACGAGCAAGGTTTTGATTCTCTTGCGAACCAGTTCCCCATAGTTCTGTATTGCTTTCACAGACAGGACATGGTTTACCAATAGTAGTAAGACAGTTATCAATCAACCATCCGCCAGGGCCTTTAAATCCATGATTAAAGATACGAACCCATGGCAAATCCTCACCATCAGTTGGTGGAAGAAAACGGATTACTGCATAACTGTTACCAGTCTTATCAATAGTCGGTTTCCAAAAGCGATCATCTTGTGATGATGAATTTGATTGTGGTTGTGATGTTTTTTCTAACTCTTCAGCAAGTTTACTGAAATTGTTACGATTCTTTTTAAGCGATGCAAAAGACATATTTTTTTCTCCTAATATACGTTGTATGCGTTTTTGTATTGTTTCTAATATAACATTTTATGCGTTGTATGTCAATAAGTAAATTAAATATATTTACCATAATTTTCATAATAATCCTCAATCAAAAGAGTCTTTACGACCCCAACATAATAATCAAGTTCCACATCCAAAAAGGACATGTACTTTTCTACCTTCTTACGATACTCAGGCCAATAGGTAGTATCGTTTATTTTAACTCGTTTTAAGAAACCAAAAATCTTCTCAAAGATTACTAAGGTTTCCAAGCATATCTCACCTTTCTGTTCCAACTGGACAATGAAAGGATAATTGTTTCCAACCGATTTAAAAATGTTTGGAAATTCTATATCACCAGATGAAGCCTTGGCAAACAAAACCTCACAGTCAGACTTAAAAGTATACCTTATGCTATGTATACGTTTTTTCCAAGCTTTGTGGATTTCACTTGACTCGGAATCTAAAAGATACTTAGAATGCATATATTCATTACGATGTATTGCTAAGTTTCCTTTATCTGTCACATTTACAAAGACAGAAAGAAGAAACTCTTCTAAAGATTTTTTATCATATCTTCTAGATAATTCTTCAAAAGTTTTCTTATCTTTTCTATTAAGATAGGTTTCTTTTTTGGTGTTTGTAGTTCCATACTTTTTATAATCAAGTTTATCGGCAAAATGGTGTTTCATTGCCAAGTAAATCTTAAAGGCTTCAAAGTCATCTATTTTTCTACTAGACATGTATCTCATAGGGGCAAACGTTCTGTAGACTTGCGTACTAAGTTTAATCCCTCTGCTTCAAATTTGATTTTTTCTTTGATAAACGAACTCAACAATGGAGTTACATTTTCTACTTCTAGTTTATTGATCTCGCAATAGTGCGTGATTGTTTCGATGTAAGACATTTTCATTTCGCTTACAGTCTTTTCTATTTCATCACAAAACTCTTTTGAACTTTTTAACTTTAACATACTATCTCCTTTTACGTTATAGCGTATATTATTAGATTATACGCTATAACGCAAGTTTTGTCAAGAGTTTATTCGGATTTCCAGAGTGTCAATGCACCCCAAGCAATAGCGGCCCACGCTGCTAGTTCGACAAATGGATTTCCCATCAGTACGACTACTCCCATGGCAATTAATAATGCGCCATCCCAAGATGTTCTTTCACTCTTCCGAGCCATAACCCAATCTTTTAACTTAGTAATCATATTACCTCCTTTCGTTAAGTTAGTTTCTAGTACAAAACATTAAGAATTTAATGTTTCATTTAAATCTGCTTCTTTACATAAAAACCCAGATGCAGTTCCGTCTGGACTATACATATCAAAATGTACTAACATATCTGCTTTACTAAATCCATTTCGATTCCATCTATACGGAAACACTATGAATTTACTATCATTTGAACGAATATGAATTTTTGAATTTGCTTGCGTTTCGCCGCGTTGTTGTCCAAAAACAAAATTACAAGTAACATTTTCAAACTTGGCAAGTTCCCATTCTGCAATCAATATTCTATTCGAAGGATAATTTGGAAACGGACTCGAAGATGAATACTCCACATTATGACCCCATAATGGAGCTTTTCTATCTATCCAACCAGAGGCAGTTACAGATATATTGTTTGCTCTAGTTGCCGAGATGATCGCAACAAAAGTCTGTGGCTCCGCGCTTTCATTTGTGTACTTTATGATACCCTTTGGATTAGAGACATTTATATCTGCTATACTATCATCGTCAAAGTCTATTCTAAGGTCTAAGTAATCTGCTGGTGTATAGTTACAATCTATTTTTATTTTCATTGTTGTGCCGGGGTCGATAGAAAACCTTTTTGAGATTATTGTATCTCCAGTGCTCATTTGGCCAGTTCTCTCAGACATCCAATACTTATTACTTTTTTCTGCAGATTTCCTCTGCACACCAAATACATATAACTGTCCAATTCCATAGGTTCGTTCAGAAGTACCATAAAATGGAATGTATTCCAATCCTAAGTGGTCTTTAATACCCAAGCGAATTCTATCGCTCACTAATCTTATAGTTCTAGACATTTCTTTTCCTAAAATTGATTCTTATATTCTTCTACCATATTTATCAGGTCGCCGATGTGTGCATCACGCTTTGAAATAAACACTTCTGGTTCATCCTTATCTGCGATTGCCGCAATAATTACAAGACTATTTATAGGCATTTTATATCTCTCTTCAAACATAACTGCATATCCTGCAGCTTGACGGAAATATTTTTCTAACTTACCATATTTATCACCGACCATAGGTTGCCTAGAAGTCTTAAAGTCGATTACGGACAACTTACCATCAAAATCTGCTACACAGTCTACAGTGCCTGCTAAACCAAGATGGTCAGAGTACATAGGTTTCTCTTGTGCATAGATATTATCAACACGATTATCAAGAACAGGTTTTATCTTCAAAAAAGTCTCTATGTCAAATGGCATAGTCTTTTCTGTTTTCCATTCTAGATTATTTAGGTGGTCTTCAGCCATTTGATGGACACTAGTTCCACTTCTTGCTGCTTGTGTTGTTATTTTGTTTGCAACTTCCGCACCAACTCTTCTTCTCCACTCTGCAATACCCTTTGCGGAAAAATGTGAGAGAACAGTTGTGATAGATGGATACTTATTTCCATCTGGTGTTTCATAAAATCTTTTGCCATTTTCTGTAACCCTTTTTAAAGTGTGGGTTGGCAATTCAACATCTACATGATTAAACATTTTTTAATTCCTATTTTAAGTTAAACCTCATCCTCCAGCTCAACTCTTCCTTTCTGTCCACATTTCGGGCAATACCAATTACCCCTATCAATTTTAAAATTACTTCTCATTACTGCATAAGTAAAGTAACACTTACACTGGACACAAGTAATATGAAAAATATATTCCAAGTGCGCCGAGAAACTCATATCATTCTTCTTCCTTGAAACCCATTTTCAGAAGTTTTATGTATTGAAACATATCTTCTGAAAATGGATTATCAATTCCTAATTGTCTATCCACAATTGCTTCCAAAACCATATTCATAAAGGCCATTTCCTCATGTAGGCCTTCATCTGTAGATAAAGGAAACTCATAATCATTCGTAAGTTTATCAATAACATCAATCATAACATGATGACAGATTTGTTCAGTCTCAGAACCATTGGCCAAATAATCATTGATAGAATCAAGATCAATATGACCACTCTCTTTCTTTGCACCAAATAATTCTGTTGCATCTATTACGACATTTGTTTCCATTAAGCTATTCCTAATTCCAACTTGTTAATTATATAGTCTTTAACCAAAGCACTTCTGACAATATCATCTTGGCCAAATTCAATGAATGCGAATTGCGGCATATTTTTAATAATTTTCATAAAATCTAAAACGCCGTCTTTTTCGTCTTTCCATCTGAAATCAGACTGTCTGAAATCTCCACAGAATAATATTAAACAGTTTTCTCCCATTCTGGTTATCACTGAATCTAATTCATGAAAATTCATATTTTGACATTCATCTACTATGATTATACTATCGTAAAAAGTTTGTCCTCGTATAAAAGATGTTGAAGTAAAGTTAATTAAGTTATTCTTTCTTAGACTTTCATATGCAGTGCCACATTCTAATAATTCATTCACTATTGTCTTATATGGTGCTTCATATGATTCTATTTTTTGTTTTTCGGTGCCAGGCAAAAATCCCATATCTCTAGTAGGAACTACACTTCTTATAATTTGTATTTCTCTGTACATAGATCTGGAAGACATTAATTCTCTCAGCGCAAGATACAGCGAAACGAATGTTTTTCCTGTTCCTGCTACTCCATGTAGAAATAGGTGGTGGCCATCTTCAAAAGCGTTAAATACTTCTTGTTGAGATGGTGTTGCCGGATAAATTCTTTTTAAATCTGAACTCCTGTTATCTAAACCGATGAATCTTTTATTTCTATTAATTTTACTTTTTTTGGATCTTTTGCTCACGCCAGACTCCTTACTCTGTTAGGGGAAAAGACATGTGAACTTATACCTATTTACGAACCGACCTCTCTTGTAAACTTAGTTTCATTATATGTTTTACCCATAGATTTATCGAAGGCTTTATCCAAAACCTTTTCCTTAAACTCTAGTGGAACTTTCGTGACGCCCATGGCGACAGGATCAGCAACCATAGGAGCTTTGGTGATAATCTGTTTTAATTTTTTGGGTTGAGAGCATTGTGGACAAGAACCTTGTAGGACCTCATCTCTTTCAGAAATTTTACACGAATGTTCATATTCGTGATTGCAATTTGTACATCTAAATGTGTATAGTGGCATTATAACCTCATTTCACTATTATAGATGTTAGGCATAAATTTATATTCAAATATACTTTTCCGTTTTTGATTACTCAATATAGAAATACATAACGATACTAATATATATGAAACATTAATACCTAACATCCGTGTTTCACGCTAGTTTTAATCTTTATTAGAAACAAAAGAATACAATTCTTTAGCCTTAACCATAAGTTCTTCCATAGAGTACATTTTATATGCATCTTGGACTTCTTCATAAGTTTTATTACCCTGCTCGTACATATCGTTCATCAACTGAACATTCATATGATATTGACTATCCATATAGTCTTTAGCAAGTTTAAGCATATCTGCTCTAATTTCAAATGGATTTTTGTTTGCCATTATTTCATTCCCTTCACAAACGCATCACCAGTTGCATTTGCAAAATCACTCATAGATTTTACTGCAATTTTTGTGAATGTTGTTTGGGCTTCAATAAAGGCCTTTAGTGGCGCAGACAAAGTTTCGTCTTTCACTAAAGTGTCAACCATTGTTTTCTTTGTAGTCTGGATATGGTCAATCCAGTAGTTTGTTGTCCAATCATTGATCATATTTTTCTCCTGTGTGTTTGTGTAAATTCCCCCTAACCATGGGGGGAAGCGTGCTGATTAAGGAGCAACCCTACAACTATTTAGAAGCTGAATGATGCACCAAT